CTAACGAGTTGGTAACCGTGTTTTTGACGCCAGCTTCAATCTTCAAGTCTTGGATGCTGCCGCCAAAAAACGCCGTGCTGTTGCCGCCGTTTACCCACACCAGCGGGCTGTGCGGCGTGGCGTACCCTAGCCCAGAATCTGCAAAAAGGTTTACAAAAGTGGTTCTTAGGCCAGTGCATTTAACGTGGAATGTTGTTGCATCCCCACCAATGCCATTGGCTTCAAGAAACATGTTAATGAACGTGTTGTTGAAGCTGCTAGCCCCGACGAGGATGCCGCCGTAACCGGTAAGGGTTGCGCAACCTTCAACCGTGCCGCCCACAAACGTGTTTGAGTCGGCTTGGTCTAGCACTAGACCAGTGCCGCTGGTGCCCTCAATAACGGGGTTGATCCAAGTGCAATCAGCGCATTTTTCACCAGTGCCGCGTATACCAAGGCCAACGCCAATCACAGACGGCGTGACAATTCCCGGCTCGTTGCCAGAGTGGCAGAAATCGTAGAACGAGTTGGACACCATGAACTCGCAAAGCATGGCGTAGGCAGAGAAATTGATAGGTCGCAAGCGATTGAACTGGCTGTGCGTGATGCCCCGGATAAAAACGCCGATGGTCGCCGCACCAATGCAATTGATCGTCAAGTTGTCAACCACAATGTCCTGCACGACAACGCCTGGGGTTGGCCCAGCATCGACAATCAACCCTGGCCCAGCGCCAGTAATGTTGAGCACCACCCGCCCGATGCCGTAGATGCGAGTGCCGAGGATTGCAAAGTTGGGCAGACTGGTGACGTTGTAGGTTCCTGCCGGGATGGTCAGTTGGCGAGAAACGTTCCAGGCGTTGACAAACGCGGCGGCGTTGGCGGCGGCGCTGGCGCTGGTGGAGAACCCGAAGTCGGCAACGCTGTAGGAGTCGCTTAGTTTGCTCTGGACCGTGCGCGTGGTGCCTGGCCCGGTCTGGGTGAAGCCAACCAGAGTCGAGCCTGTGCTGCCGGCCAGCAGTGCCTCAAACGCGGCTAGAGCATTGAGAGCTTCTTGAGAGCTTATGTTGTCAACGGTCCAAATCTCTACGTCGTTAGAGTCCGTAAGCGTCATCTTGTAGTATGCGCTGCCCAACCACACCGCCGCTTCACCTCGGCTATCGAGGATGACCGGGTTGGTGTTGTTCTGGAGGCCAGATGATGTGGTGTACGTTGCCAACGGCGTGGTGGTGCCAGCAGCGTAGGAGTAGAGCTTCCCACCCGCCAACGGAATGCCGCCTTCGGTAAAGAATTGCAGCTTTGGGGCTGGGGAGAGGATTGTGCTCATGTTATACCTGTTGTACGGTCAAAATCATCGACGGCGCTTGCGGATGCGATGCGGATGCCGGATAGGTCAAAATCTGAGTTGTACCGTTGTCGGTAATCCAATACAACTCAAAATAGTCATTGGCGGCGGCTTGCAGAATGTAATTCCACCCAATGATGGTATGTCCATTGATTGCGCCGTGCTTTTCTGGAGTGCCAACAATACCAGCAGAGTCGGCTATATTAACGCCATTCTGCCGAATCCATATAGTTACATCGTCAATTGAAGCAGTAGGGTTTGATATCTGCGCGCTAAATTGAATGTTGTATATGCCTGCGCGAGTTACAACAATTCTAGATGTTGGCGACCCGATAGCTACGTTATATGATAAACTCGTTGAATTGAACGTAATTGGTGTAGCTGTAAGGGCAACGCCAGATTGGGTCGTGGTATCGTAAAACGAACCGTAGGCTTTGTCTGATGCGATGGTAACCGAAGCAGCACCGTTGGTGATTGCGATACCGCTGCCCGCCGTCAGCGTAGACTTGCCCAGCGTGTTGCCTGTGGTGTTGCCGATCAGTAGCTGACCGTTGGTGTAGGTGCTCTGCCCCGTGCCGCCGCTGGCGACGTTGAGCAAGCCAGAGAGCGTGACATTGCCGGTGGTTGGCGCAGCCGGAGTCAGGCCGGTGACGCCGCCAGCCCAAGACAGCACGCCCGTGTTGGCAAGGGTGATGCTGCCAGCGGCGTTGGTCACCCCGATACCGGCGCCTGGCGTCAGTGTGTTGAGTGTGTACCCGACAGCGTTGCCAATGAGCAGTTGACCATTCGTCGGTATGGCAGACACGCCCGTGCCGCCGTTGACTGGCTGGATGGTGTTCTGGTTTTCCCCAACAATTGCGTACAGCCCATTGAAGAACCGAAACCACTGCGTTGACACCAGCCCGGTGCGCTCATCAACGAGGGGCACACGCGGCGCCGGGACTTGGGTGAGATTAAGCATTGGTCGGGGTGATGAACAGTTCAGCGCCCATGATGGCGATCTTTACCGGGTCAGTGCCTGACACTTCGTAGACCCGGTCCCGGAGCTTCTCGGTCATGCCAAGGCGGCGCCAGATGGTGCGGTAGCCGTACTGGCCAATAGCGCCCATTGAGCGCCAGTGCTCGTTTGACCAGGTGTGGCCACCATCGTCCGACCAGCGCAGCATGGCTTGCGGATTGACGCCTTGCACCGTAGCTACAGACACGAGGATGTCCTCGCCCGACTCGGTCAGCAAGTCGTCAGACGTAGTGATTGGCGTGACAGCCAGAAGCCCAATGCCGGCCTCAGTGGTTATGTCATCGTCCAACTCTGTGGCCAGAAACGGGAACCCTTCAGCCAGCAAAATCTTCAGCGGCGCGGAAGGGTCAATCCCGTTCAATCCAACGCCAGACTCAGCGTCAAGTTGCAACGAGTGGTGCGCTGTGCGCTTCAGGTTGTTCTGGCCGGTTGGCAGCGCCCGCCATGACCGCAACCACCGCTGAATCTGACCGTTGTCGGCGTAGACATCCAGATCAAATGCGTAGATGTTGCCGTTCTCAAAGTCGCCAACGATGATCGTGCCACCGAAGTTGCACTGGCAGTTCGACCGGTGCCGGTACTGGCCCTCATCGCCGCTGGCGCGTTCGTGCCAGGCTTGCACCGACACATCGTAGACCCAGGTCTTGCTGGCTGACGGGAAGTTCAGAACGTAGAAGGCGTGGCCCTCTTGCTGGTAGGTATAGGCTACCGCGTCGGAGATGTTGCCGTACTGGGCGATAGCGTACTCGATAGCGTGGGTCGAGACCCTGACGCCGCTGTAGCCGTTGTTCTTGTAGACAATGCCCTGCCCGCGAGCGTCAGTGCCCAGCCAGAACAGCGCGTTGTCGAGCTTGGCAACCGAGTAGGGGGCCGCACAACCAATCTCGTTGAACGCGCCCTGGACAGGCGTCAACGGGAAGTTTGCTAGGCCGGCGTTGTACCAGACCTCGACCGAGTCAGTACCAAACACCCACATCTGCCGGTGGTCTACGTTGATCGCCACCACACCGTCAGGCGAGCCATCGGCGCTGGAGAAGTACAGCGAGTTGAAGACCAGCGGGTAGATGTACGTCGCCGTTACCGGGTCAACCGTGTCAACGCTCCAGATGCGCTGACTGTTTGGCTCATTGAAGACGAACAGATTGTCGATGTACGCAACAGTGACAGCTCCAGGGAAGTTTTCATCCGTGATCTGGTTGAACTCGCCCGTTGGCTCAAAGTAGGTGTAGCTTGGACCGTTGCAGGCAAAGAAGATGACGGCGCCGTTGTCCGCAATGGACACCGGGCCAGTGCCCGACACGGTGCCCAGCAACTGAGGCGTTGCGCTGGTGCTGGTGAGCTTGAAGACCTGGATGCCAGAGACGACATAGAAGTCCGACCCGTTGGTCTGGTGCGCCCACAAGCCCCGGATAGGCCCGGTGCCGACCGTCTGGAGGAACTGCAATCCTGGGGCGCGGTTCAAGAACCCGGCTTCCTTGCCGCCATCGGGGATGGCTTCGGGGAACAGGTTGACGAGCCTGTTGTCCGCAGCGTTGATGCTGCGGGCAACGTATGACTGGCCCAGGATGGGGGTCTTCACCTAGTAGTTTCCAGCGAAAATATTGTATCGTTGCCGGGTGCCCACGATGCTGTACGGCAGCGACATGATGTCATCCGGGTTGTTGATGCGCTTCAAGTTGCGCTTGGATGTCATGGCAATGCGCGAGACTTGCGGCGATGGCTCGACACCAATCTCCGCAGCGATCTCACAAGCCAGACAGTACCGGAAGGGCCGCAGGTAGCCTGGCGGAAAGGACAGCGCTGTCGCCAGTTTTTTTTTTTGTGATACGGCGACCACC